ACGATGGTTGATGTGTCGTTCATCGGAAACCTCCTAGTCCATAGATTATAAAGATTATGACAAAAGGCGTTGCGAACAGCGCGACGCAGGTAACTAACTCAACGATGAACTGTTTAATACGTGGTGACATGTTAACATCTCCAAGTGAAGGATTTTGGGGGGCTTTATGACAAAATAGCTTTATGACAAAACCTTTATGACAAAGGGTCAGCTGTAAGCCATTGAAAAGAAAGCTTTATGACATTATGACAAAGCTGTGGGATAAACTTAGGGGTAGAGATGTGGAGCGCGCGAAGCGAGTGCAACACACACACTTTTTTCCTCCTCTATATTATTATTTTACTTTGTCATAATGTCATAATGTCATAAAGGGGGGGTCAACCCCCTGTAAACAAACAACTTTGGATTATGACAATCCATATGACAAAGTAAAATAGCCTCTATTTTGTCATAAAGGCTATTATTGGAGTAATTAGCCCGCGATGCGGGCTTGGATAGCAGCGTCAACACGTTGCATCGCGGCGTTGTAAGCAGCGAAGTCGACGACGACGTCTTGACCAGCCTTGGGGTTCTCGATCTTGTCAGCCAACTGTTCAAGTAACACAGCTGGTGTAAGAGCCTTGACGATAGCAGGAGCTTTTTCCTCATCGACGTACCAAGCGTCTTGGTCACTAAGATATTCAACGACAGCATCGCCGTCCTCGAAATCAGCATTCTTGACGGCAGACTTGTTGAGTTTGAACGAGCCGTCTTTCTGCAATGTGGCGAAGCCGTTATCTTGGATAAACTTGACCATGCGCTTGCGATTGATACCACTCGTCGCTGCGTACAACTCGGTGAACAAAGTAACATCGCGGTGCTGATAGGCATGACCGGCGGTGTGAACGAGAACAGTTTGGATACGGCCACGAAGTGACTTCGCATCTGACTTGATGGATGACACCTTAGACTTAAGAGCTTTGATAGATAACATGTTGTGTCCTTTCAGAGACAAGGTTAATGGATAGTAAGTATTTGAAAACACACCGAGCCGATGCGCTTACAGATACCGCGCCCCATTGTCAGAGGGGTAATGCGATATCCGACCAGTAATTCAACGTGCCCTACCTTGTCTCAGAGTAGGGTTGGTACGTCCGCCGCCGTCATGCTCGCAAAGAGACAAGGGCAGCTGGATACGTATCCCGCTTGGTGTAACGCCGTCCGGTCTCCCCCCAATGAAGCATGAGGTTAACACTTGAGAACTTTTGCCAACCACCCGCACGCCATGCGCGAATTTCGACTACGATCCCGACCAGAGCCGCCACCGATCAAGATGGCGCACAATTTACGACCAAGACGAAACCTTATCAGAAGGGCTTTTCATCGTCTCATATACGCCGCGCGGTAGACAGATGGGGGGTAGGGACCGATGGGGGTGGCCCACCCACCCAGTCCTTATGTATTGCGTGTAGCGCGACCCCTATTTTTTCCAAGTGTTCTTTGTTTGTTCTCCCCTACCCCACCGCATTGACCCAAAACCCTCTATCTGTTAACGTGTGAGCATGAGTAACCATGTGTACAAAGCGGTAGACCCGTCAAAGGTAGACCAAGCCATCCTGTCCCCAGCTGACTTACAGGCTATCGAAGATGATCCGAGTAAAATCGAGACTGTTGCCCGTATGTTGGGCGCAGTGAACCTAGATAACTTGTTTCGTCATATGCAAAACCCCACAATTAACCCGACGGCCCGGATAGAGTTCCAAAAAATGCTCAATAAGATGGGTAGGTTGGAACCGGATACCAAGTTGGATGCTGGTGGAAGTGGCCCTCAAGTGGTCATCAACATTACACGCGCCAAAGATCAGTCCGATGCCATCACCATCGAAGGTCAAACGGTAGAAGATGCAACATGAGATAGACTTTGAGGTCATCGAGAGCCTAGATGACTTCTTTTACTCCGAAAAATTCATATCTTTGGCGGTAGGACCAGTCGGTTCGACTAAAACAACAGCTGGTATTATGAAAATCCTGCACCATGCGGCACGAATGGCCCCGTGTAAGGACGGAATTAGGCGTTCTAGGACCATTTGGGTGCGAAATACGCGAGAACAGCTGCGAGATACGTCCATTCCTGACTTTTTGAAGTGGATCCCTGATGGAATTATGGGGTCTTTCCTTAAAACTGAGTACAAATTCGTCCTAAAAGTGGGCGATATTGAGTGCGAAGTGCTGTTTCGAGGGCTAGATGACGCCAATGACGTGCGTAGATTGCTCAGTTTACAGGCTAGTTTCATCATATTTGACGAATTTAGAGAGATTCACCCCGATATTTACAACGCAGCCCAAGGTCGTGTGGGCCGGTATCCGGACAAAATGATGAACGGTGTGGGGTGTGTAAGCGACGATGGGAAGCCTAATATGCACATTTGGGGCATGACGAACCCCCCTGACATGGATACTTTTTGGGAAACTTTGCTCACAGAGCCGCCTAGCAACGTGCATGTAACCATACAGCCCAGCGGGTTGGCACCGGAGGCCGACTGGACGAGGTTCTTACCTGACGACTATTATGACAACCTAGCACAAGGGAAAACTGAGGACTGGGTAGACGTGTATATCCACGCGCAGTTCGGTAAATCTCTCAGTGGACAGCCAGTGTTTAGGTCGTTCGACCGTACGGTTCACTCCTCAGATGAAGAGTTAACTCCCATGTTTAGCGACAGTCCGTTGATTATCGGAGTTGACGCGGGGCTTACCCCCGCAGCCGTTGTAGGCAGCGTAACGCACGATGGGCGACTGGTCGTGTACGACAGCTTGATCTCTGATGGCATGGGGGCACTACGCTTCGTACGAGAGAGGCTCAAGCCGTTGTTAAGTAACAAGTTTCCGGGGCGTAGAGCGATAGTTATTATTGACCCAGCTGCGTTTCAGCGTGTGCAGACAGACGAGAGAACCGTGGCGGATATATACAAAAACGAAGGGTTCGTTGTGAAACCCGCGAGGACCAATTCAATCGCGGCTAGGATAGCTGCGGTGGAGAAATACCTGACCCGTGTGGTTGACGGTAAGTACAGTTTCGTCGTCGACAGCGTCGGAGCGTCGTCGTTGGTGCAGGCGTTGGCCGGGAAGTATCGGTACAAGATCAACACGAAAGGAGCGAGGGATGAGAAGCCAGAGAAGTCACACCCGTGGTCAGACGTGGCCGATGCGTTTCAATACATGTGTCTCCATGCAGACGGCGGTGAGACGTTCGGAGCAAGCTCGTGGACGATGCAGCGCAAGGAGGTGGTTCGTGTCTCCTCCAGCGGCTGGACCTAATCTGTTGACGTGTGAGCACATAGGTGCTACCGTACACATGACGTCACAGATGAGATTTTGATATGGCGCTAGGCTCAGCCCTAATTCCTGTTGCACGTGCTTCTGATCTTGAAGCTCAGGCACAACGCGTTTCTGATGAGAAACAAAATACCCCTATGATCCAAGGGCTGGCTTCCCATGTGCACAAGCGCTGGGGAGTGATGCGCGATCACCATCAGGACAATTTAGAAGAGCGCCTCGCGCAGTGCGTTCGCGCTCGGAATATGGAGTACGAACCTGCGAAACTTGCTGAAATACAAGAGCAAGGTGGCTCAGAAATCTTTATGGGTATCGTTAGTGCTAAGTGCAGGACTGCTACTGCTTGGCTGCGAGATACGCTTTTAGGCACAGGTGCAGACAAACCGTGGTCTCTAAGCGCGACCCCTATCCCAGAGGTGCCACCGGACATATCTCAGGCGATGCAGAACATTATGCAGCAGAACCTGATGCAGTATTACGACGCTGGCGGGGAACCACCAGATGAGGCTGAGCTTAAACAGCTTGCGTCGGGTATGAAAGATACGGCCATGCGGTCTATGAAGTTCGAGGCGGAAAAACGCGTCGAGCGCATGGAAACCAAAATGGAAGACCAGATGCTCGAGGGCGGCTTCACCAAGGCGCTGTTCGAGTTTACAAACGACATAGCCACATTCCCGTACGCTGTACTCAAAGGGCCAATCCCACGCAAACGTAAGGCGATGAAGTACGTTGAGGGCGGACTGGGTGTAGTTGAGGTACTGCGTGATGAGTGGGAACGCGTTGACCCGTTTAAGTTCTATTGGATGCCTTGGGGGGACGACATCCACTCGATGCCGGTTGCAGAATTACACCACCTAACCCGCGACGACGTTGAGAATATGCTCGGTGTTGAAGGTTACGACGAGGCGGCGGTACGTTCGATACTTACTGACTTCGGTACAGGTGGGTTTACTTGGCTCGATCACAACGACGACCTTATGGAAGACGCCACAGGGCAGGATTTTGATGAGGCAAACACAGATTTAGTTGCAGCAATTCAGCTCTGGGACACTATTCCCGGTGATGTCCTGCTGGAATGGGGACTTAGCGAGGAAGAAGTTGAAGACCCGCAGAAGTCTTATCCGTGCGAAGTGTGGATGATCGACAACATTGTTGTTCGTGCGGTGCTTAACTACGATCCGTTGGGCCGCAAGCCTTACTACATGACATCGTTTGAAAAGGTTCCCGGTCGTATCGACGGCAACGGGGTCGCCGATCTTTGTATGGACGCTCAGAATATGTGCAACGCTGCGGCTCGCGCGTTAGCGAATAATATGGGCATCTCCTCCGGTCCACAGGTCGGCGTTAATATCAGTCGACTTCCTGCGGGTGAAGACATCACGCAGATGTACCCGTGGAAGATTTGGCAGTTTAAGCAGTCTGACTACGCGGACTCAACGCCCCCTATGAGTTTTTTCCAACCGAACTCTAATGCAGCTGAGCTGATGGGTGTTTTCGACCGCTTTATGGCGATTTCAGACGAAGTCTCGGGTATTCCACGCTACATGACGGGGCAGCACGTCCCCGGTGCAGGGCGTACGTCTTCGGGGCTGTCTATGCTTATGTCGAATGCTGGCAAGAGTATAAAACAGGTTATCAGTAACGTTGACCATGATGTTATGCGCCCCATGTTGGAGCGCCAGTACCAGAGGAACCTAAGATACTCAGATGATCCAGACCTTATCGGCGATGTCCAGATTGTTGCAACGGGCGCGATGTCGCTGGTCGTTAAGGAAGCTGAAGCTGTCCGTAAGACTGACTTCCTCCGTCTTATTCTGGAAAGTCCTATTGCACAGCAGATTGTTGGCTTACCGGGTACAGCTGAACTGCTCCGCGACCTCGCGGGTAATCTTAACACCAATGTTGATCGTCTTGTACCTAGCCGAGAGGATGTTCAGAAGCAGCAAGAGTTAGCTCAACAGCAACAGATGATGATGCAGCAACAGCAAATGATGATGCAACAACAGGAAGCTGAACAACAAGCAGCCGAACTGCAAGAAGACGGTACGCCTAAAGGTGGACGGCAAGATAACACAATGAGTCCGCGCCCCAATGGGCGGTAGTGTGTACATGTGTTGACACGTTAACAACTATAAAGTACTTTACCCCTATGATTGACCTTAATCTTTGTGACCCACAGCACGTAAAAGCGCTGCTGAGAATTAAAGAAACAGGTGAAACTGTTCTGTTAGGTTTTTTTGAGGCCGAAGCAGAGAAAGCCAAAGCGCGGCTAGTAAAAGCGACTGATATGGTGACAATCCACCGGTCGCAGGGACGCGCAGAGGCATTTGAAGACCTACTTGAAGCCGTTGAAGAGGCGGCAAAGGTAGTACGAAACCGCTCGTAAGAGCACGATGAAGCACACCAAAGACGGGAGCAGCCTACCTTCGGGCGCTGTGAAACAGAGTTGGTGCTTTGAGGAGAACCATATGGCGTTGCCAAAGCAGGTACAGGCACAAATTGCCGAAATTGAAGAGTATGAAAAATCGCTAGAAGCCCAACATGAACCTCTACCCGAGGAGTTGGATACGGAAGCGGACTTTGTAGCTGATATTGAAGCATCACCCGAACCTGATGAAGTGAGGCCAGCTGACACGTCGCCGACGGACGTAGAGGAAGAGACTTTTAAGCAAAAGTACAAAACCCTTACGGGTAAGTACGACGCTGAAGTTCCACGGTTGCACCAACAGGTGCGAGAAATGACCGAGGTAACAAAGCAGCTCCAAGATGAGCTGAAGGCGCTTAAAGTTGAACCGACAAAGTCGAAGGAGAAAGTCAGTTTAGTGACCGACGCAGACCGAGCCGAATTTGGTGAAGAACTGCTGGACGTTCAGCGCCGTGTTGCGCAAGAAGTCTCTCAAGAGTACGAGGGACGGCTAGAGCAGCAAGACGCGGTTATCAAGAATTTGCAGGAAGAACTTGCAAAGACAGGTAGCCAAGTTGGAGAAGTAGGGTTTAGTCAGAGGCTCAATCAAGCCATTCCTGATTTCCCGCAGATCGACAACGATGAACGTTGGGTAGCGTGGTTAAATGAGCATGATCCTATGCTTAGAGGCCCACGCAGAGTTCAAGCACAGCAAGCGTTTGACGCGGGTGACGTAGAAGCCATAGCCCACTATGTGAGCATGTGGAAAAAAACGTTAGCAGCGCAGACCGAAGCTAAGCCCCACCAAGCCGAACTTGAAAAGCAGGTTGCTCCAAACCGTTCTGCTAATTCTGTTCGTACACAGAGTGCATCCCAGAACTCTAAAATTTATTCGCCCAAAGATGCGGATAAGGCTTGGAATAAGGTTCGTACACTGAATACGCGAGGGCAGTACGCTGAGGCGGACAAACTTGAAGCTGACTTGACAGCTGCGTATATGGAAGGCCGCGTTAGAGCTTAGGCATAACGTGTTAACATGTGAGCAGTTATTAAGTCTTTACTAACTTAATAGGAGGCCAAAATGGCTGCTGTATTCCCCGTCGTCGGTTCCGGCGCATTCGACACAACCCCATCTTACTCAGGTGGATTTATCCCACAACTATGGTCGCAGAAATTGAACGCTAAGTTCTATGCGAACACAATGATGACCGAAATTTCCAACACTGATTGGGAAGGCGAGATCAAAAACCAAGGCGATACAATTCGTATTCGTACTGCACCATCAATCACAATTAACGATTATGCTGGCGCTGGTACTACACTGACTTCTGAAGTCCCTGCCCCGATCTACCAAGACATGCAGATCGACCAAGGTAAATACTTCAGTGTTCAAGTAAACGATGTACTCGCACACCAAGCGGACATGGACTTGATGAACATGTTCACTGACGATGCTGCTAAACAGCTGAAGATCAACATTGAAAACGATACGTTCTTCAACTGGTTCGTGACCACAGGCGCAAACGCGTCTAACAAAGGTGCGACAGCTGGCGCTATTTCAAGCGCTTACAACTTAGGCACCGACGTAGCTCCAATCGACCAAGCAACTCCTGCGAACGTTCTGAACGCAATCTTGCAAATGTCTTCAGCTCTCGACGAGCAAAACGTACCGGAAGATGGCCGCTGGCTCATCATTTCCCCTCGTGATCGTCAGCTGCTGATGCAAACAGACATCGCTCAAGCCTACTTTACAGGCGATCAGTCAAGCACCATCCGTACCGGCAAAATCGGTATGTTGGACCGCTTCACTGTATATGTGTCCAACTTGCTGCCAAAAGGCCAAGCAGGTAAAGCACTTGTTGCGGGTCTTTCAGCCACTTCTGGCGGTGCTACAGTGTCTAACGCTAAAGCACGCCGCATGATGGTCGCTGGCACAAGCACAGCTTGTTCGTTTGCTTCGCAAATCAGCAAAACTGAGCCACTGCGCAACCAAACAGACTTCGGTGACATCGTTCGCGGCCTAGCCGTGTATGGGCGCAAGGTTGTTAAGCCAGAAGCTCTCTGTACCGCAATCGTCGGCGCAGCCAGCTAATCACTGACCTAACGGGCGGGGGGGTCAACCCCCCTCTCAAAACCAAAAGGGGTTAGTGATGGCTACCATAAAAGTAACAGACGTTATTTCCCGCGTCGAAGCGATCTTACAGGATACTAATATCCGTTGGCCGCGTGTCGAGCTTCAGAAATGGCTTAACGAGTCATACCTGAGTATCGTCCTGATGCGCCCTGATGCGAACGCCAAATGCGCTACGTTTACTTGCGCGGCTGGAACTAAACAGGAGCTTACGGCTTCTAGTGGCGGTTTCCCTTCTGCACTGCGCCTTCTTGATATCACTAGAAACGTTTTAAGCAGCTCAAACAAAAAAGTGGTCCGCGTAGTTTCTCGTAGTGTTTTGGATGACCAGCGCCCCAGCTGGCACTCAGAGACACAAACAACTAACATTCAGCACTACACGTATGATAACCGTCAGCCAAAGCAATTCTATGTTTACCCCCCTGCTACGAGTACGGCGGAACTAGAAGTTATTTACGCAGATGCGCCGGGTTCCCACAGCCTAACGGAGTCACAATTAGACCCTGCCGGTTCACAGGCCGACGTTATTTTGCTGGACGATATTTACCTTAGCCCGATTACAGACTGGATTTTGTACAGAGCCTATTCGAAAGATGCAGAGTACGGAGCTAACGAACAGCGTGCGGCTTCCTCTTTTCAGACTTTTAACGCAGCGATTGGCGCAAAAAATCAAGTGGATGCGGCGGTAACGCCAATGCCAGGAAGTTCGGTGACGTAAATGGCTACTGTAACGTGGGATAAATTTTACCCGTACATCCAGCCTTACTTGTCGGGGTGCCCCGAAATTGTAATGGAGTCGCACCTGCAAGAAGCTGCCGCTAAGTTTTTAGAGCGCAGCGAAGTGTGGCGCTTCGAGATTGAAAAAGACTTTGCTGTTAAAAACGTCGCGGAGTACCCCATTTTCTTACCCTCAAACGAAGCTGTTTTAGAAAATATCTACGAGCTGGTCTTAGACGGTCGACCTCTTCGAAGAGTAACGGATCGGCACTTAAACTCAACTCAGTTTGAAACAAACTCCACGCCTAATAGCTATGCGATCTACCAAGATACGTCGATCCGATTGTACCCTACACCTGATAGGAAATACACGTTTCGCGGTTGGGGCGTTCTTAAAACAAAACTGACGGCTACCGGCGTAGAGGATTGGATTTATCAGTCTCACGGACGCTGCATCTCTTATGGGGCCATCTCTCAGCTTGCGTCAGTGCCCAACAAAGAGTGGACGAACCCTGAGTTGTCTATGTACTACCGTCAGCAGTTTTCCAAAGAAGCAGACGACGCGAAGGGTAGAGATTACCGCCGCGTTAGCACCAGAGTTCAAAGTCAAAACTTTGAAGGTCGTCGGAGGAGAGCATAATGGCTACATCATTTAACTACGTTCAAGGCGATACTGGCCCTCAAATACGACTGACATTTAGTGACGAGGACAGTAGTACAGCTTCTGATCTAACCGGCGCGACGGTGACGCTGCATTTTAGAGCCACTGGCGAAGAAACAATTCTGTTTTCGCGAGTGTTGTACATTAACCCCGACACTGCCGCTAATGGTGAAGCGTTTCTTCAATGGCAGACAAATGATTTAAACCAAGACGCGGGTGTTTACGAAGGCGAGATCGAAGTCGTCCGCAGTTCTGGTTTACGAGAAACAATTTTTGAAGTCCTCAAGTTTAGAATACGTGAGGACTTCGCATGAAAATTAAAAGCGCAGCCTTTGTAAATGCTTTGACAGTTGCATTAACGCAGCTTCGAACAACTATGACTGCGGTTGCCTACCAAAAAATGCAGATAAAGGCTGTCGCCGGAAATTTCTTAATTTTCCGTGAGTTTTTTGATAATTTTTCATCCGGAGATGATGCGGTCTTAGGGTTCTTTAAAACTCTAACAGACAATACAGCCGCCGCTGAAGCTGCTACTTTAGCATTCGGTAAGGCTTTTTCAGACACCGGCGTTTTCAGCGAAGCACATATTTTTTCGCACGACAAACCCCTAACAGATAATGCGGCGGTCACTGACCTCCCAGCCATCTCTTTTGCCCGTCTTGTTTCTGATGCTTTTTCAGCATCTGACGCAGAGTTTTTACGCGGTGTATCTATAAATCTTGAAAGTACAACTACTGTTACAGACGATGTAGACGGCGCGGCTTCAACTGAAGACGACCAAGAAGTACAGTTTTTTAAAGTGCTCACCGACGCCCCTACCGTATCTGACTTTCTGGCAAGCACCGTTGCCTTCGCGCGCGCGTTTACCGAAACGACCTCTGCTACCGACGCGGGGTCATTAAGAAGTCAGGGTTACGCTGATTTCACTTACTTTGCGGAAGACTATGTCGGTGCTTCCCGAACCTTTACCTAGGAGATCGTTATGATTAACGAAAATTTAAAGCTCTCCGGTCAGCTGAACATCGTCCTAAAGGACAAGGCCGGGAACATAAAAGAACAACGCGAGGTTGCTAACCTAGTTGTCAACTCTGGCTTGGCGTACATCGTGTCCCGTATGACCGGGGCGTCAAAGAATGTTATGTCCCATATGGGTCTCGGCTCTGGCACAACTGCCGCAGCTGCTAGTCAGACTGACCTAGTAACGCTTTTAGGCTCTCGCGAAGCTTTAGATTCAAGCACAATAACTGGGACTAACAACGAAAAAGTTGCGTACGTCTCGGGTTTCGAGGCAGGAGACGCGACAGGCGCTGTTACCGAGGCAGGTATTTTTAACGCGGCATCAGGCGGCGACATGCTTTGTCGCACAGTTTTTCCAGTCGTGAACAAAGGCGCTGATGACACGCTTTCAATCACATGGACTATCACATTAGCCGCATCTTAAACTAGGGAAAGGGGCGAACTATGGCTACTATTGTAACACGCTCTGGCAAAGGTTCGCCTCTCACCAATACTGAAGTTGATGCAAACTTTTCGAACTTAAACACTGATAAAGTTGAAACATCAGCGATTTCTACTTTTGGCGGGTCATTAGTCGACGATGCCGATGCGTCAGCTGCGCGTACTACGCTTGGTTTAGGCACACTCGCAACAGCGAATACGATCAATAACGATCAGTGGAGTGGGACTGATTTAACGGTCTCAAATGGCGGAACGGGGGCTTCTTCAGCCGCCGCTGCTAGAACAAACTTAGACGTAGACCAAGCCGGTACAGCGCTGGCTATGGCGATAGCATTGGGGTAGAATATGCCTAACACTTTTAAAAACTATACCGCATCATGTACCGATGCTACCGAAACGACGGTTTATACAGTTCCGTCTTCAACAACATCGGTCATAATCGGGTGCAACGTCGCAAACACGACGACCACGCAAATTAAGGTTGACGTAAAGGTCGCCTCTAAGTTTGTAGTTAAAGCAGCTCCGATCCCTGCGGGTGCGGCGCTGAGTGTTCTCGATGGCAAGATCATCGCAGAAGCAACTGACACTGTCACTGTAACTTCAGATAACAGCTCGGGCCACACCGACGCTATTCTGTCCGTGTTGGAGCAAACATAATGGGTGGCTATCTAGGTACTAAAGCAGTTCTACTTAGTACTACTGCTGCTAATGTTACAGGCAACGCCGATATAACAGGTAACCTGACAGTACAAGGCGCGTTTACTTCTCAGGGGATTGATGACAATGCTAACGCCACTGCTATAACAATAGATAGCTCAGAAAATGTTTCGATTGGTCATGCAAGTCCAACTGCCATTTTGGACGTCAGACGTGGAGATGCGTCTGGTAAAATTGCAGAATTTCACACCAACACAGGATTTGGTATTGAACTAGGTTCTAGCCAATCGGAGGCATACGTCCAAGCTGGTTCAAGCCAAGCTCTGCTTTTCAATACTAATGTTTCAAATGAGCGTATGCGGATCACATCAGCGGGTCGGGTAGGAGTTGGCACAAACAGCCCAGACGCACCGCTGCATGTAGAAGGAGCAAGCGGAACGCAGTTGGTAGTTGAGGCATCTTCTGGTAATTTTGCTCAGATGGACTTCAAAATTGGTGGTACTCAAAAGGGTGCTATTTGGACTTATGAAGCTGACGACTTGATGGGCTTCTTTGCACCAAGCGGCTGGGGTCAAAACTTCTACACCAATGGCACAGAGACTATGCGGCTCACATCAGCGGGGGATCTAGGTCTCGGAACAACCTCACCACGATCTGATGCTAATATTACTACCTTAGAGGTGAGTGGAAGCACTTTCGCAAGGCAAATCTTGCAAGCAACAAATACTGGTGGTCGAGAATATGGTTTAGTAACCGGAACTTCTGGAAGTTTTTTGATACACGACTACACGGCTCCCGCAACACGTTTGACCCTTACATCAGCGGGCAATCTTGGGATTGGCATAACCAGCCCAACCCAAGCTTTAGTCGTGAGCGAAAGTTCTACGCCAACCATTCAGATAAAGGACGGCTTGGGCAGTGGAACTAGGGTATCAGGTAGACTACATATTGGTGAATCCGACACGCTTGGCGTTTCCATTGAAAACTCAACAACTTCTTACAACGACAACTGTACGATGGTTTTTAAGACCTCACCAGCAGCGGGTACAATTACAGAACGTATGCGCCTAACTAGTGCCGGGGAGATGTTAATAGGTAAGACGGCTGCGGTAGCTGCTGGAGCAGGACTGTGGCTGTACAAATCTGGTACGAGTTTTGGTCGAATTAACTACGGAACCAGTATCACTGGAACGTCATTTCCCGCAGTATTTTATAATAACAGCGGATCTGAAGCTGGCTCAATTAGCTACAGCACAACCGCTACATCCTACAACACATCCTCAGACTACCGCCTAAAAACTGACGCCCAGCCAATGACAGGTGCATCTGCTCGTGTCCAAGCACTGAATCCTGTCAACTTTGAGTGGATTGCTTATGGCACAAGAGTGGATGGTTTCCTAGCGCATGAGGCAGCTACAGTCGTACCAGAGGCTGTGACAGGCGAAAAAGATGCCATGCGTGACGAAGAGTATGAAGTCACTCCAGCCGTTGAAGCCACTTTTGATGAAGAAGGTAATGTACTTACAGAGGCTGTTGAAGCCGTTATGGGTACTCGCAGTGTCCCTGATTACCAAGGCATCGATCAGTCCAAAATCGTGCCGCTCCTAACGGCTGCGCTGCAAGAAGCACTTACAAAGATCGACAGTCTTGAAACACGACTAACAGCATTAGAAGGAGCCTAGACAGTGGCAGGTTACATAGGTCCAATACCAGTACCACAGGCTACGCAGAACAGGGAAACCTTTACTGCTACAGCTTCTCAGACTTCATTCGCTACGGGTGGTTATCAAGCGGGATACCTAGACGTTTTTATGAACGGCGTAAAACTGGTAGACGGGTCTGACTACACAGCGACTAACGGGTCAGATGTTGTTTTGGCTACAGGTGCAGCAGTCAATGATATAATAGAAGTTGTGTCCTACTCCGCGTTTGAGGTTCTCAATCAGAACTTCACAGGCACTACTGTAGTGGATGACCTAACAGTTGGTGGGAACCTTACTGTGACAGGGACCACAATTACTTTAGATCATGCCAATGCTCAGACAGTCGATTTAGGTGACAACGACAAGATTAGACTAGGTGATGGTGATGATCTCCAGCTATATCACGATGGTACACATAGTTACATAAGTGATGCAGGAACAGGTCCACTTCGTATTATTACAGATGGCACGGGTATCCTGTTAAATAAAACCACTACTGAGAGCATGGGTCGGTTTTTGACTGATGGTGCGGTAGAACTGTATTATGACAACGCCAAGAAATTTGAGACCACGTCCTTTGGCGCACAGATCACAGGTTCTTTGGCTGTTGATACAATAACAAATGCTACGGCTAACACAGATGTAACGATTGATACTAACTTTGACATTATCCTTGATGCGGGGGGTAATGTTGGGATTGGGACATCCAGCCCGACTGTTTTGCTTGATTTAGAAAGCGCAAGCCCGATTATTCGGCTAACAGACAGCGATGCTTCTGGAACTCCAGAGTGTCAAATCTCTGGTGCGGGTGGCGATTTAATCTTTGATGCCGACAGAGATAATGAAAAAGCCAGCAGCGTAATGTCGTTTAAGGTAGACGGCTCAGAAC